TGCGGATATTATCCTCAATTGCATAGTGCGATAATGTTCCTAAAGTGTTAACAATGCGGTTAGGCTCCCCATTATAACCTGGTTGAAATACTACCCCATTAAGCACAAATTGCCCTGCCTTACTACCCACTGACAGCATGGCGGTATTGATACTTAATGGCCTTATATTCCCCGAATCGAAATAACCATCCTGGTCAAATATCATCTGCTGAAGCTCCATGGTCGTGCGCCAATTCTGGCGATAGCGCGCAGAATCCTTTAATTGATTAATATTAATAATCTTTTCGTGGGCAATAGTATTTTCAACCAAATAAGTTGCTAACGACACAGTTACCTCATCGCCAAGCTCTATTGACCATCTATATGGTTCAATCATATCGCGCTTAACAGATAACACCCGGAAATCGCGATTTATTCCCAGTTCGTCATCCTGCAAGGGAATATAATCGCCAGGTTTTAGGGTTAACTCGTTCTGCTTGGCATATATCGGGTCAATAGCACAGGCATATTTAGCCTTGGGCGATTTACCTTGTGAAAGCAGTTCTGCTGCCTTTGATTGCAATTCTGCCTCAGCCGCATCAACATAGCTCTGCGGCATTATTATGTCGAGCAGCACATACTCATCACCCACAGTAAGCGCAAAAGCTGCATCGTTTGAAGGAAGCCTCATGCCACGCTCGTCCTGGTAGTATTTAAGAGTAAACGATTTGGTGGAGTGATTGTAGCTTGTAATCTCAAATTCATAGCCTGCAAGATTTCCGGTGTTAAAATGCACCTTGGGCGAATTGCCGGGAATAAGATACAGGCTTTGCCCCTGCCCGTCAGTTGCATTAAGATCAAAATCCATTGTTGTATCAATAAAACTATTGATACCAGAAACGGAAGTGATTACACCTGTGCGCCTGGGATAAATATCGTCAAATATTTTTGTGGCCTCAATAACGCCCAAACTATTAATAGCATCATTGTCTTGAATAAATGACTGATCGTTATTTGGCAGCTTCAGCCTTTTTGAGAAGTTTCGATAGGTTGATTTTAAATTACGGGTACTACCATAGGCAAACAGGCGCGTAAATATGTTGGCATCATCAACCAATTGCCGTTCTAATTGATATAAACCCTTACCGGCACCATATTTGAGCGCAATTAGTTTAACGGATCCTACGCTTCCTATGTTCAGAGTTGTAACACCACCGGAATATATCAGTTCAAACTCATAGCCATAATCGCTACATATGCGTTGCAGCACGGCAAGTACATTTTCAGAACTTATTACATGGTTCCTAACCTCAGTATTTGGAAATGATCCCAACACATAAGTGCCATTGCCATACACCCTGTTCAGATTAGCAATGGCAAGCCTTGCAACATCCTCCATGTTGCCCATATAACTAAATTCGCCCTCAATGGCAACGCCTGTATCGTCATATAATAAGAATTGGGCACGCCTTAATGCATACATTTCGCCTTCAAACTCCAGATCGTAAGTATATATACCCTCCTTTCTGACCTTGGGGAGACGGTTTAATATGTACCGGCTCCCAAATACAGATATGGTATCACCCAGCATAAATGATATAGGTGTCGGGCTGGTAACAGAAAGAGATACCACATCCTCATTAAGGAGCTTTTGAGATAATTCTCCTTTCTTTATCCTTACGGTGTAACTTGTCAAATCGCGCCGTGTTATTGTAAGTTCCATATTAATTCAAGCTCAGGTAAGGTGACAAAGTTGTTAATCTGATTAATCATGCCCACCAGGGCAATATAATAAGTACCATCAGTCTGATACTGATGATTGACTTGCGTACCAGAGGTTATTACGTTATATGAGCCATCTCCCCAGTAAATTGTAAATTGAGGCGATGGATCATATTGAAGAGTAATTTGCCTGCTGTTTTGCTCATTGGCATTAAATCGGAATACTCGTTTAAACGGCTCTGGTTCAATCAGGCTTAATTTGAATTTTCCAACATGAGCTTCTGTATTCCATTTGGTGGCAAGTTCCATGTTTATACCATTGGGCATATAGCAGTAATAGAATAACGGTTTTCCCGTGATTAATTCTATTTTCAGTTCGCGAAGCTGCGGTTTGTAAAACCTGGTATAAATTATATTATTCAAATTGACCAAAAAATCCAGCCTTGAATCAGCCTTCATTGAACAATCAAGTTCGATTTCCCTTACATCGTATATCGGATCAGATAATTCAATTATTTCTCCATGCCGGTTTGGCCAGGTGGTTTTTAAAGGATCTTTGAGCTTGGGCAAATTGAATAATCCCTGCGATTTGCTGACATTAATACCCAGGCTTTGAAGATCGGTTCCATCTATATAATATTTTATCATAAGCCTTTGCCCCTTAATTCGTTGTCAAGTTTTTGTTCTATGGATTCGAGTTTTTGCGCCATAAGGTTATTGATAAGTGCAAGCATTCTCACTGTATCTTCGGTATTTTGCGCTGTTTTAGCCTGATGCAACAGCGCCTGCCGCGATACATTGAGATGTTCGGCCGAGTTGATGCGTAACGCATTGAACTGACCGGCAAGTATGCTGGCCGTTTCCTCGCTCATTCCCTTAATAGCACCGCTTAATGAATTTGCATCTTCGGTAACTGATGAAAAATCAATTCCGGTAATGCTTTTAAGTTCCTCAAATGCCCTGGCAGCATTTTCAGCTATAGCAGTATATGCAGTACGAAGCTGTGCTATTTCATCTTTTGTCAATCCTCCCTCGGATAGTTTTGCAAACTGGCTGTAAAAATCACTAAGAGGCCCTTTAAGATAATTTATTTTTAAGGCATTCAAAACAGCATTCTTCATTAAATCTTCAAATTTCCCTGCAAATTCCTCAGCAGAATAAACGCCATCTTCAAACGCGGATGTTAACGAATCAACTATTGAATCATATGTATTACCTGTAAGTATTTCGGACTGTTTCTGTGCAAATTCCTCTGCTTTCTGGAGCAATAATTCGTAATTTTGTAATTGCTCTTCAAGGGCCTTCGTATCGCCAAATATTGTTCCATTGCCTATAAGTTCTCTTATTTTTGCTATTTCTTTGTATGCTTTGCTTATATTTTCGTAATCTGGCTCATTAACGGCGGCCTCCATCACAGCATTAAGATCAGAAAAATTATATTGTTTATATTTTGGCCTCTTTCTATATGTTAAAGTCATTCCTTCCCATGCCCAACCTTTTTTATAGTATAAACTTTCTTTATTTTTAAGATTAAGTTCATCAATTGCCTTATTTGCAGCATCTAATGCTTTATTAAACGATTCCTGTGAATCAATTAAACCCTGGTATATTAATGAACCATGGATTTTATCAAGCAATTCTAACTGATATTCAAGTAGTTTATTGGCTTCTGAAATTAATTCATTACTATATTGCTGCCTCTCAATTGCCTTCTCCTCTTCTTTTTGTTTTGCTCTTGTTTCCAATTGCTTCTGCAAGGACATTAATGCATTAATAGTACCAAGGGCGCCACCAATTGGGTCGGTAGCAAATTTTGCCGCAGAAGCCGCCAGTTCTCCAAAAAAGTTAACAGCAATACCAAGTTCTTCGTTAAACATACCGGCAATATTTGCTGCTTCAAATAGATTATAGGAAAGTTTCTGCAACTGGTCACCCGATAGGTTTGCAGCAAACAATCTCCATTTGAGCGCAAGATTATTGAATTGCAATGAACTTTTTCTGGCGGCTTCCGCTATCTGGCGCAGTTGGCCTGCAATGTCATCCTGCCCTTTGAAGATGTTTTTACTTGTTCCGCTAATGGTAAGTTTTTTAATTCTCTCTTCCTTTATTGCATTAAGGTTTTTTAAAATTCTATCAAGCTCTTTCAGAAATTCATTATTCTCGGCTTCCAGTTCCTTAATCAGGTAATCAAACAAAACTTTTTTACCCTCGTCGGGGTAATTTTTTCTGGCTTCATTTTGTAAATACTCAAGAAATGATTTACCGTACTGTTCTAATTCGGCATACAGCGATTTAGCTTCTTTTACATAACCATGCTTTATAAGGTCGTTTCTTTGTTGATAGGCTTTTTTTAACGCCTCCAATTTTTTTCCGTATTCTGTTGGGTCAAATACAGGAATTTCAATATCAGCGGTTTTGCCTCCCTTTAATTGAGAGAACCACTGCGGATCATTTAATGTATTTTTCAGCTTTTCCAGCTCGGCATTATACGACTTCAGTTTATACCTGGATTCATCAATGGCTTTATTATAACCATTATAAAGTAAAGGCAACCATTTAATTATTTTATTCTTTTTTTCCAGTTGTGCCAAATTCTGGCCTTCAGCTTCACGCAATTTCTCAAGCTGGCCTATTCTTGATGTTATAATATTGAACGCCTCAGTTTCTGATGTTGATTTGGAAGCCCCTGACAATACATCCTGGGCATGTTCATAGCCGCTTCGGCGGCCAAGTTCGTCAACACCTTCAATCAGTTCGGTAATACGATCAATAACTTTTGTAATGTAGCCAATTGCTTTTTTCCATGCATCAGCCTTACCTATGGCAATATATAACCTATCCCATGCATCATGCATATTACTCACCTTTCCGCTCAGACTCTCGCTCTGCTTTCCCATTAGATCGTAGAACATGCCTCCTTTTGCAGTAAGGTTTTCAAGTACATTTTGTACATCTTTAAAGCCCACTTTACCCGCAGAAACAAGATCATATACTTTGGCTTTTGTAACTCCAAATGCTTTGGCCAGTTCATTTACAAGCGGTATTCCTGCTTCGGTAAATTGTTTGAGGTCATCACCCATCAATTTGCCCTTGGCTTTGACCTGGCCATATACAAGAATTAGCCTGCTTAATGGCACACCCAGGCCTGCGGCAATATTGCCAAGGCGGGTCATTGTATCTATTACCGTTTCTGAACTTTCCTGATAAGCAAGCAACTGCTTGACACCATCAACGATTTCATTCTGCGAAAATGGTGTTTTTGCGGCCATTACCATTATTCTCTGCATCAGCTCATCAGCCTTCTCTTTTGAACCAAGCATTGTTTCAAAGGCTATCTGGGCATTTTCGTACTCTCCTCGTACGGCAATAACTTTGTCTTTAATTCCTTCGAGAGTTTGTATAAGTTTTGACACGCCCAACGTTGCAGCTCCACCTATACCAATAGTAGCCAGTATGTCATTTGTTTTTTTTGTTTCCTGAGCTGCGGCACCGGTAATTCCCTTCAGCTCATTTTTCATCCTGGCAGCCTCCTCTTTGAAATTTATGCTGCGAAGAAAAAATTCAATACTAACCGGATCAAGGCTTGTCATAGTCCGAAATATTTTTTTGCCTCTTCCAACGTTGTTATTTCCTTTTTTGGTTGGCTGGTTGTATATCTTAATGCATCAGCAATCATCAATTGCAGCATGCACCAAGACGGGCCCCATAAAATATAATCAATATCCCATCCGGTATTTGTTGCAATACTCCAGAGGTGCCCAAACGGGCTATGGAGGCCCGTTGTGCGGCCTCTTAACTCCCGCTTTCCTCCTGGCTCATCTTCGTCCGTTTCAGAATGTTCGTCTGCCGGATGAATCTGATAGTACTCAAAAAATTTTGCACCCCGGAGAGAACAACAATTGCCATAAACAATTCAAGAAGCTGTTCATGAGGCATGTGCCACAGCAAGCGGTTTGCAAGATCATCCGTACAACGCTCAATACGCCGCTTGTCATTCAGTAGCGCAATAGCAATAAACCGGGCCACAAGTTCCCCTTTTTCGCTCATAATAACATAGGCATCCGATATCGATCCTTCCGCAAGCGCATCAAGGTCTATATTGAGTTCGGAACTTATGCGGCTCATGGCAACCAGTGTGCCAAGCTTTGGCCTTTTAAGCACATGCTTCACGAATTTTACCCCAAAAAATCGATATAATTTAGGGGCGGGAATATTGACCACCACGCCCCTATCAAGCATTACATCTGCTGCGTGCTGTTGCACCTCAGAACCGTTCATTGTTACACCTCCGTAATCATAATTGGCGCCACCCCGGCTTTAGTGGGCGTTAAAATTTTTGCAGTGATGTCAATTAAGGCAACACCATTTTTGACAATCTTTGCATTCAATTTGGCCATAATCTTGGCTCTCGGTATCTGGAACTTGATGCCGCTCTTGCTCACCAGTTCAATGGACTGCTCAATGGATGGGGATGAGGATGGAGCATTCCACACATAGGGATCGACTTCGGTACCTGCTCCGGTTACCGTTCCGCCCAGAACCTTAACGATGGTTTGTGGGTTGAAGTCCATGATAGACCATTTCAGGGTTCTTGCGCCGAGTGTCTCGATACTCTCCACAGGGTCATCGCTTTCCTCGCATTCGATGTCGGTAATCTGTGGGTCTTCCTGGATCAGCTCGCAGCTATCCTTATAGGTTGAGCCCAGCGTTGCCAGGATAGTTCCCATTCCCCCGTCATTCGCAATGTCACCTATTTTAAGGCTTGCCAGCCCAATGCTTCGTTTTTCTGCCATAGTATTATAGTTTTAAAGTTAATTGCCATCTGACGTATTTCCATATAACCCATATAATAATTGCTGGTAAAACCACCCACAATAAGCATTTTCCTGAAGCTATGTATATTTTTTGCAAACGGGTTAGTTTTTTCTCAACCGGTATTATTTTGTATCGGTATTCAATATGATTCTTTGTTGAGGCAGAAACCTGCTGAATTGTCTTTTCAATATGTTTTCCGAAGGATTTAACATTTATTTTGTTGTCTGAAAAGTTCAGCTTGAGTGATGTAAGTTGCCCCTGAAGCATATCAATTTCCGAAAGATATGCCTTTCCAAGGCTGTCGCATACTACAAGTGCCTGCAAAGACGCCGTATCAGATACCATAATTGTATCTCTTACCAGCATTTCATGCCTGTTTGTTTCGTTTGTCTCAACAGAGCCAGGGGGCGCCACATAGCGGCTACATGATGCAAATAATAGTAATACGACCAATAAGCTAAATTTTGTTTTCATTATTTATTTCGTTTTTAATTTGTCCTACAATTTGTTCAATATTGTCTTTTGTCATTTTGTCGAGGGCCTGTAATATCTTGTTATTTATATATCGAAGCCTTGATACCTCACATTTCAATGCTTTATTATCCTCACTAAGCCGTTGTACTTCTTTTTTCAAATCCTCGGCAATTTCTCTCCATATTTTTATAGCGTTTTCAATCACTTCCAATTCGCTTGTTTTTGCCTCGGCCTCAGATTTACGGGCCTCAGCCAGATTCTTCCGCCTGGCAAAGAACCATGCTATTGCTGCGGTCGAGAGACTGGTAATAATGGTAATCAACATTTCGGTCATAGTTTGTAAATATTTTTTACAATTCCATGACTAAGTAACCAGGCAGGCACATCAAACGATGGACATGTTTTATGCGGATCAAACTGGTAATGACCGGCCACCTTAATATCAGGGAAACGCTTAATCATGTCGCGCACGTAAGCAAGCATGGCTTCCTTTTGAGCCAGTGTTCGGGTATCGCCACCCTTTCCGCCAACATATACAATATGACGGCTAACTGCATTAATACCTGCTACCCCGTTTGTAATTTCCCATGGATCAACCCATTCATCCTCATTATTCTTGACGAGGCGTTCCACCCTTCCATCAAGGTGTATCATATCAGTGTATCCTACCTGCTTCCAGCCTCGTTCAACCAGATGCCAGTGTCTGATTTCATCGGAGGTTACCGGACGACCAGCCAGAGTATCGGTACAGTGGATAACAAGATACATTACACGTGCCATGGCCTCTTTTTTATATAACCCACGGCCAATTAAGGCCGTGGGAATTGTAATTTCTGATGTCAACCGAACTATGCGGCAGCATCCTGTACCAGGGCAATCACACCCTTGGCATCGTTGCGGCGAATGCGGCCGCCAGCCCTTACGAGGGCGCTGTAGATGCTTCCGTAGTAGGTAGGATCCTTTTCGTTCTCAAAGAACTCATTGTCGCCCATAGCCCTGATCACCGAATCGCGATGCCAGACGAGGCCTCCGGCATTGAACGTGTTCTGAATTGCAGTTCCGGGATCAACAGGCGCAGGAGTACTGTCGTAGATAAGCACCGATGTGCGGGGTGCCAGGAAGGTGAATCCGAAAAGCTGACCAACTACCCCTTTAGAGGCGTCATAGGATTGCGAGAAATCGCGGTACTGCGATGCGGTTAGCTCGTCGGTGAACTGGTCATACAGGTCGGCATCCAGGGCAATAACCCTGCCATCGGCTGGTACGCCCATGCGGTCGAGAAGCAGCTTGGCCCTCTTAACGTCGGCCACGGTCAGCTTCTTGCGGTTACCGGTGCCCACATGTGCCGTAACACTACTGCCGGTGGTACGTAGTATGTTGNCGGCTGCTGTGGGTGCCCAGTATCTGTAGAACCAGGTACCTACCAATTCGCTAAGGGCAGCGCTCTGCTCTCCCATAACGCTTGCTCGCTTGTCGTAGCTGAGCTCATACTCATCGGCGTTGGGGATAAGGATGGGATCGGTGGTGTACTCATCCAGTGCAAAGGTGATGTCAACATCACTGCGCTGCACAACAGATGCAGGTAGTGTGTCGCGGTTGCGTTTTACAGTGGGTTTTGCTCCGGCATTGGGTATATGCACCACCTTGCCCTGGAGTACAAATCCATCGGCGTTTACTGCAAATCCCAAATGGGGATTGTTTGCAAATATGTTGGCTACAATATCGTTGAGCCAAATTTCTTTCTGAATAGCCATCGCTTATACAATTTAATTGGTTTGCAACTTGATTACTGATTTTTTGGTTTGGAACCGAATTTCTCTTCAAACTTCTGGGCGTACAGCTCAGGGTAATCAGCTTTCAGCTCACGCAGCTTTCCCTTACGGTCAATCTCATCCCAGGACATTGTGGCGTATTTTTCGGCCATTTTGCCCTTAGCATCGTGAGTGAGCGATTCTTTTACGCTTTGGCGCCTGGGAAGGGCAAGGATGGTTTCCTCGGCCACCTCGTAGTTGGCATCAAACATTTTCTCCCAGGCCTGCCGGGCATCGGCATTAATGCGCCCATCGCGGATGGCCTCGTCAATCAGTTTGGCCGTGCGTTCTATACGCAGTTTTTTGTCGCGTTCGGCTATTTGGTTCAGCTGCTGCTCCAGCTTGGCATTCCGGTCAAGAAGCTTCTGCACCTCGTTTGCTACAGTGCTCTCATCGGCTCCTTCCGAAAGATTTAACAGTTTACTGATCTCTTTCATGCTATAATTTGGTTTTGGTGTTTGTACAAGATTTACCGGGCAATCGCCCTTGCCTGCATTAAGTTCAATAGGGTTGCCGTCGGTATCGTAAAATGCCAGCGATATGGCATTATCATTAGCCCCCATATCAACCAACGATGCCTCTCTCACTTTCCATTTGGTTACGGTTTCCCTTGTTTGCCCTGGTTTTAAGTTTTCCGGCGTACTGCTGGTTTCCAGCACGGTTATGCCAACCGATGCCATGCGTATTATACCCTTAGCTACCTTTTGCGCAATGAATGAGGCAAACTCATCCTCGGTATCAATAACTGCGTCGGCCAATAGTTTGCCATCCTCAATATGAATATTATCCCATGTGCCGATGGGGAGTACTTCGTCACGTGTACCACGCCAGGCCCGCATGTGCATCCATAGCATAATGGGGTTTCGTTTGAACTGTTCAATATCTGCCCCGTCCATTTTTAGCCAGAAGCCGTAACTGTTCAGGCTTTCATCGGCAAGCACAAAGGTTTTATTCGGCATTTTTTTCCAATTGCTGAAACAAAACTAATCACAAAAATGGCCTGTATATATTGTAATATCTGCAATAGAAAGAAAACAAACCTTTGTTGGTCGCCGGTTATACCTGTCATATAATAAGATTTCATTATTAACCTTTCAGAGTAATAGCTTTGCTTTATAATTATTTATCCATGAAAGCAGAGCAAAAAAAAGAACTGGCCAAACTGCTGTTTGTTAATGAAAAGCTTAGCCAAAAAGAAATAGCCCAAAGGGTTGAAATATCAGAAAAGACCTTATCGCGCTGGGTAAATGACGGGCAGTGGCGTAAGCTTCGCCAGAGCCTGTTGGTAACCAAGGAGGAACAGCTCAGGCGGATATATGAGCAAATTGATGAACTCAATACGGCTATAGCCTCGCGTGAGCCAGGGCAACGCTATGCCAATACCAAGGATGCCGATACCCTGAGCAAGCTTACATCGGCAGCCAAGAATCTGGAATCCGAAGCCAGTATATCCGATATTATTTCCGTTGCCAAGCGGTTCCTGAACTGGTTACGGCCTCTCGATATCGATAAGGCCAAGGAGATTTCATCGCTTATTGATGCCTTTATCAAGGATCAGCTCAAACGGTAACCATGAAACTAACCGATAAGCAATCGCTACAGCAGTGGGAGGAGTTTCGCCAGAACCTCATCCGTTCAACCTCGATCGATACCAACGAGTCGGAGATTGAGCGTGCAAAGCGCATTGCACAGCTGGAGGCTAACCCTGAGGCCTGGTTCGCCTACTACTTTCCCAATTATTACCGGTGCAAACCTGCAAAGTTTCATATAAGAGCCACCCATAGAATACTTGCCAATGATCGCTGGTATGAGGTGCGAGCCTGGAGCCGCGAGCTGGCCAAGTCGGCACGCTCCATGTTTGAGGTGCTGTATCTTGCCCTTACCGGCAAAATCCGCAATGTGCTACTGGTTAGTAATAGTGAGGATAATGCCATAAGGCTACTCAATCCATTGCGCATAAACCTGGAGAGCAACCAGCGTATCATCAAAGATTATGGCAATCAGAAAACGGTTGGTCAATGGGAGGAAGGTGAGTTTGTAACACCTAACGGAGTTTCGTTCCGCGCGCTTGGAGCAGGGCAATCACCCCGCGGCACCCGTAATGAGGAGAGCAGGGTCGACTTCATATTGATTGATGACCTTGATACCGATGCTGAATGCCGCAATAAACGAATAATTGATCAAAAATGGCAGTGGGTGGAACAGGCGCTTATGCCTACCGTCTCCATCAGCAATAGCTACCGCATACTCTTCAACGGCAACATCATAGCCAAGGATTGCTGCATTACACGGGCCATGCAGAAGGCTAATCATGTTGATGTGATTAACATACGCGATAAGCAAGGCAAATCCGTATGGCCGGAGAAAAACACCGAGGCCGATATTGATAGGTTCCTTAGCCTGGTTAGCTATTCGTCGGCACAGAAAGAATATTTCAACAACCCCGTCACCGAAGGCGCCGTATTTAAGGAATTGCGCTGGGATAAAGTACCATCGTTGAGCAAGTTCCGCTACCTGGTTGCCTACGGAGACCCGGCGCCCAGCAACAAAGAGAACCGCGATAGCTGCTACAAATTTGTTGGCCTGGTGGGTATGCTGGAAGGAACATTCTACATTATCCGTTGCTACCTTGACCATGTTACCAACGCCCGATTCATTGAATGGTTCTATGAGATATATGATTATGTTGCGGGTCGAACACACTTGTACTTCTATATCGAGAACAATTCATTGCAGGATCCTTTCTTTGAGCAGGTACTATCACCTCTGGTGGTTGAAATTGGCAAGCAACGCAGCCATTTCCTCTGCATTTCGCCCGATGAGCGGAAAAAGCCTGATAAGTTTACCCGGATTGAAGGGACACTTGAACCGTTGAATAGGGCCGGCAGGCTCATATTCAACATTGAGGAACGTTCAAACCCCAACATGCAGAGGCTCGAGGAACAGTTCAAAGCCGTTGACCCCCAGCTAAGTACCCATACCGACGGCCCCGACGGAGTGGAGGGCGCCATCTGGATTGCCAACAGCAAGCAACTGGCCATGGCTCCCATACGGATAGGAAAAAAGCCTGTTAACCAAAAACGATACTAATATGTTTGTCAGCAAATCAGAACTCAGCAGCCATATGCATCTCGATACGCTTGATGTAATCACCGAAGGCGACGAGACTATTGTTGATGCTGCCATAGATAGTGCAGTAAGTGAGGCTAAGGGTTACCTATCCGATTATGACACGGCAATCATATTCAGCGCTACCGGCAGCGAACGCCATCCTCTACTGGTGACATTTGTGAAGGATCTTGCCGTATGGCACCTTGTGGTTCTAAGTAATTACAGTGCGGATATTGAGCTGCGCGAAAAGCGTTATAACAGGGCTATTGAATGGCTAAAGGCCGTTCAGAAGGGCATTGTGGTGCCTGACTTGCCCCGCCCGGTTGACAGTTCTCCAAAATCAATACTCTACGGAAGTAATCCCAAACGAACTCAACAGTACTAAGCATGGCAACACGAAATGAAAGAAAAAACCTGGTGGTAAATACCATCGTTATCAAGCCGAATAACCGCAGTGTGCTCGACGTGGGCCAGTGGCGGGCGGCGCTCAAACAGGCCGATAGAGGTAAGCGGGCTAAACTGTATGACCTGTATGATGATATATTGCTTGATCCGGTTCTTGGGAGCGCAATGGAAAAGCGTATCATGGCCATTACAAACGCCGAGCTGGTGTTTAAGACCAAAAACGAGCAGAGCGTACCGGAACTGGATGACCTGATTGACTCGCCCGCCTTTGAGTACTTACTAAAGGAGGTAATGACCTCCATATTTTACGGGAAATCAGTCATTGAGCTTGATTTTAGTAATGGATTCGAAGCATACAGCATACCCAGGCAGCATATAAATACCGCAAACGGTGTGATTACGGTGAACCCTGGTGATACTAACGGTATTCCATATACCAATGATGATTTCCTGCTCGACGTAGGGCGTAACGATAATCTGGGTTTGCTCCTCAGGGCAGCACCGTTGGCCATTTACAAGCGGGGTGGTTTTGGCGATTGGAGCCAGTTTGTGGAATTATTCGGCATGCCTCGCCGAATTGGCAAGTACAATAGCTATGACCAGGAATCGCGTAAGATACTTGAAGAAGCGCTTGAGGCAGCCGGCAGCGCATCATGGATGGTTGTTCCCAAAGAAACCGATGTTGAAACACAGGAAACATCATCATCACAGAGCAGTTCGTCCATTTACAACGAGTTCCGCCAGGCCTGCAATGAGGAGATACTCATTACTATCCTGGGGCAGACCATGACCACCCAGAATGGCAGCTCACGCTCACAGAGCGAGACACATAAAGAGGTAGAGGAAAGCATCAACAAATCCGACCGCCGATTTGTTCAGCGCGTACTTAACAACCTGCTGCTACCCCGCCTTGCAAAGCGCGGATACCCGGTTGAGGGGGGCTACTTCTATTTTCCGGAAGCCGGCGAAAGCCTTAGCCTCAAGGATCAGCTCGATATGGATGTTAAGCTGGTAAATGAACTGGGCGTTGCACTCGATGAAGATTATTTCTATGAAACATACGCGCGGCCTAAACCCAAAAATAGTGCTGCAAAATCACCGGGAAATACTTCAGAGCAAAGGGAACAAACCTGGTTCGACAGGCTGGCAAGTTTTTTCGTAGGGGCCCCCGAAGAGGGGGCAATCCGTTACCAGGCAACCTGTTCGGGCTGCAATGGCACCCACCATTTTGACCTGGCCGATAACCTGCCGGAATTTGATACTGATAAGCTTCTGGAGAGGATAGCGGCTGGTAATACCAGCTATTTTGACCCGGAATTATTCAATTATACCTCCGGTGCATTGTTAAATGCTTTGCGTGCAGGGTTCCTGGCTAAAAACTTTGATTTCGAGTACGGATTTGAACCCGATGCGCTAAAAACCGCCATGGAGATTAACCTCTTTCACTTCAGCGCAGCAAAAACATTGACAGAGGTGCAGAAACTTAACGAGCTATGGCGGCAATCCACCAGCTTTAATGACTTTAAGGCTAAGGCCGAAAGCGTTACGCAGGTTTTTAATCAGAACTGGCTACGAACCGAATACGATACTGCTTATCATGTGGCCGAGAATAGCGCAACATTCTACAGGCTGAAAGCCCAGGCTAATATATTTCCATTCTGGGAATATAGAACCATTGGAGATGAAAAGGTTAGAGAGGAGCATAGAGCACTCAATGGAATCGTTCTACCACAGAACGATAAGCGCTGGAATAAAATATATCCACCCAATGGCTGGAATTGCCGGTGTTATGTGGTACCACGAATGGCTCATGAGGTGGATAAATCAAAGATTAATAAGGGTGAAGCTACTGTTGACGATTACCTCAGATCGCCCGAATGGATCAAAAACGAGGCGCAAGGTTTTGGAATAAACCGGGCATTAACCGGTGAGGTTTTCACAGCAAACCAGATGTATATAAAAAAATTCCCTAACAAGGCAGCTAAGCTATTGGGTAACTTATTTTATAACGATTGGGGGCTTAATGGTATTGAAAAAGAGATACAATCGGCAACCGAAGCAGCAACGCCATATACTGGTACGGCTGAACAATGGTATACTTCCAATTTCAAAAACAAAGTGGCAAAATTCAATGATTATCAAAACAGAACGATATGGTTATCGGAAAAGGTATTTAAAACTCATACAACGGCCAAATATGCCGACAGGGTACAATACCTTGAGTTGCTTAATGATATTATTGCTAACCCTGATGAGGTATGGATCAATAATTATCTTGGTGCCGATTTCGATAACCTGGTAATGATTAGGTATTATAAGGATAATGCTATTGCTGCCGTGAGCAGGGTGGAGGATGGCAAGGTTATGTTAAAAACATGGTTCAAAATTGCCATTCAATCAGTAATAAAAGATAAACTTAAGAATCCACGGTGGGCTTACAGGAGAGGATTACTTATAAAATACAAAAGGTAGCGCATATGCGCTACCTCGAGGTGGGTTTGCTGCCCTTACGCTGTATTCAGCCTCCTAAGATCCCTCCACCCGCCAGGTAGCACCGGATTAACCGCAAGGGCAACCATGTGACAAATATACAAAATAATATGGCTAATTTCAACAAATTAAACCAATTTTTGGACAGCCTTGACAAAGATTTTTTGCATGGCGTGGTTCCGCATATCATTGCCGAAAAGGCGACGGAGTTCTACAAGAATCGCTTTACCGTTAAGGCTGATGTTAAGAATAAGGCCTGGCCACCGGCAAAGAATCCTCCCAGACGTGGATCACTAATGGTGCGTAGCGGTAACCTGGTGGCGTCCATAAGGCCGTCCGTTGTAAGCGGCGAGAGGGTAGTAATATCCGCAGGATCGGCAAGGGTGCCTTACGCACATATCCATAATGAGGGGGGCCTTATTAGAGTACCCGTCACCAGAAACATGCGGAAATTTGCCTGGGCAATGAATTATAAATCCGGTGATAACCGATGGAAGCAACTTGCCATAACCCGCAAAAGTATTCTGCGGATAAATATACCAAAACGTCAGTTTATGGGCCACTCGAAAATTCTTGACCAACTTATTATAAACAGCATTAATAAGGCTTTTAAAAACTTTAAAAACAGCATAAAATGAAAGCATTGTACATTACCCTTATGCAGCGTATTAATGAGCAGGTGCCTGAAATAAAAATGATTGATTTTGAAATGGGACAGCTTGATGCATTGGCCAATGCCGTTAGGCCCGATGTCCTGTTCCCATGCTGCCTTATTGATATAGATTACGTAAATTGTGAAGATGGCATCGAAAATAAACAATTGGTAACCGCCAGAACCACTCTGAAGTTGGCCTTTGAACAACAATTACCCACTGACAGTCTTTCAACAGCTGCCAAACGCAGCGGTGCTCTTGCGGTATTTGAGGTAATAGAAAAGGTGCATGCTTCCTTGCAGGGTTACTCAACCGATGAGTTTTCGGCGTTCAGTCGGGTCAGCATGTCACCCGACAGAAGGTTTACCGGAATACGGGTAATTGATGTTGTTTACGAAACTACCTTTGAAGAATAATATTACCATCTCAAATACGGAAACCTCTTACGAAGTTCTGTAACAGATGGTTTATGGGCAAAAATCTCATCAACAAATGATTGATTATGGCGCAAACGATCCAATACAACCCGGTCACATATATCAAATTCCTGCACCAGTGCGGCAATTGTGTCTCTGTAATTTAACTTTCTGATTATAGCATAATAATAGAACCTTGCAACCAATTTATTATCCCTTCTGTTCAATAGTGCTTTGCTGCGGCCCTTTGAAACAGATTCCGTTTCTGCCTCATTTTTAACTGCCGAAAAATAGTGCTGAACCTTCATTGCAGTTTTTATGACTAATTTAATAACTTGATCAGCCTTCTTTAAATTAATTTATTAAAATGTTTGAACAAGGCCAATTTATTACCTGTCATAATTGCTGAAAGACCAGATAAATGCAACTACCCAGCCCACAATAGTCCAACCCAGAAATAGGTTTAATGCAAATACACCCCATAAATGCTTTTTGCCTGCCGCATTAAATGTGGGGAGGAAGTAAATTACAAACAACGCAACAAAAAGAAGTGTTTCTGCTATCATTTTTTCCCTTTTTGATTTCAAATTTATTGTTTTTCCCCATTGATTCAAGCTCTTATTAGTTCTTTTTTATGGTTAACAATTTGCGCTCTTCATCTTCGATGATTTCATTCAGCGTACGCTGGTAAACATCCAACTGTTTTTGCAATTGCTTCATTTTTTCAAGCTCTGCATCAGATATACGGATAATATAGTTTTGCATTTTCTTTGCATTATAGCGGCCAATGAGCATGACAATGAAAAATATGACCGAATAAGCAAGAATGGCAAGACAAATGAAGAGTATGATTTTCATAATTCTTTGGTTTTGGTTGTTTGATTAACTTTGCATTTGCCTTCATGGCTGCGTCGGGAGGCCTCCGTTTCAAATACCCTGCCGCATTTTTTGCAGGTGCGTGCCTCAATGTTTTTTTGCTGAGCGGCACGCAGCACCTCCAGTTCCCTCCGGTTTTCTTCAAGGGCATGCTGCAATTGCCACACCAGCGCGCTGCTTTCATGCTGCAATTCTGTTGCTGTATCATTATTCTGCTGCTGCATATCTTCTGCTATTATTGTTCTTGCTGCTGCAGGATGCAGCAATGTTGCAGCAGGCTGTTTTTCCTTTGGTGCAACCTTGCCGGATGTTTGCTGCCTGGTTGGTGCAGCCTGCTGCAGGAGTTGCAGCTGTTGCAGCAATAACTCATTGTTATCGTATTCCTTTTGCAGGTGAGTTGCTGCAGATTGGTGCCTGCCTGCTGCAGGTTGCTGCGGATTGGTATCTGCCTGCTGCAGGCCTGCATCAGATTTGCTTCCTATTGTACCAAGGCCGTACATAATAAGACCGGTGAAGATGGCCAGGAAGATGGTAAGCCCGAAAGCAATAGGATTGGCCGTAAGATTATCGGCAAACTTGAGGTTGAATCCTGAAAAAACAAGCAAGGCATCAAACAGCGGGAAGATTATTCTCATCCACACAGAGGAACTTGTACGCATAACCAGGATTGTGACCATTGAGAATGCCAGGGCGCCGATGACAGCAAATATCTTATCAATCAGCCCGTCCTCGGCAACCAGGAAAAGAAGGCTTTTGGCATTGATGTATGTCAGCTCGAATACCAGGAAGATAAGCGCAAAGCCTATGCCGGTGTAATAGATTGTCCTTTTCATTGCTCAGGTAAGTTTTTTGATTTCAAGGCGGTTACGCAATAGAAAGACAATGATATTGGATGCCTCACGTGAAGTGATCCGCTTGAGGTTGTTATCACGGCCTCCTGTGGCGTTGAAGCACAGGTCTTCCACCCTAAAGTTCTGCTGTTTGGCAAGTTTCCGGATGGTAAGCATTTGTTTGTTGGTTATTCTGTTCATGGTATAGATTGATTAATTGCTGGACTTTTTCAAATTTTTCGCGAAACCCCTTATCCGATTCAATAAGGGCCCTGCAGGAATTGATGCTGTGAACCACATCACTATGGGATCGGAGGATAAAGGAGCCTATGCTCCGCAATGATAATGTGGTATATTGGCGCATGAAATAACAGAATAAGCGCCTGGCATCAACATAATCCCGTATGCGCGTACTGCTCTTTAATTCCTGAAAGGTACAGCCGGTAGCCTCAAAGATTGAGGCGGCTATTATGCCGGAATAATCAGGTATCACCTCATTATTGTCATAGATAATCTGCATATTGAGGTTCAGCGCGAGGTAATGTTCCAGGATGGCTCCACGGCTTTGCTTCCAACCGTCAAGCATAATAATGGCATTACATTGCATTAGCTCCACAATGTCGGTGCGCATACATGTGTGCCAATCGGCGTTCGGAGGACAGATTTTATGCGGATTTATAATCTCATAGCCCAGATTGGCNTATTTCTCCTCGGCCGCCTCAAATGTCTTATACGATAATNGACTCCCGCTNATGGGGCCAGACAGGTAAGCTTTCATATTGCCGANAAATTGAGTTCAATTGCTTTGTATTCNCCATTGTCCTGCCGAACCCAGCAGCGCACATATCGTTTGCTAAAGTTGCGGGATATGCTCTTTTTTAGCAATTCCATGGCCTCAATCCACAAAGGATGCTTGATATTGAGCCGGAAGAGGCCCAGGATGCGTTTGATGTCCATCTGCCCGCGCCGTGTCTGGAAGGCACTATTGACGATCTGCTGCAGCTCGGTATCAACATCTTTCGTCAACAAATTCAGATATTCCTGTATTTTGGCCTGTGCCACCTGAATAGTGTCATCGAAGCTGATCGATTCCTGCACGCTGACTTCAATTTTGAACTTCCGGTCGAAGCTGGTAAGGGTATAATTGCCCCTTACGATGGATTTTACTTTGTTTTCTTTCAGCATCTGTTCAAAATGCTTATCGCATTCCTGTAAGAGTTCTTTTTTAAAGGCCTCCAGGCGTTCCGAAAGCAACTGCGCACGGGCAATATGCTTGGTAACAATCCGGTCGCGTTCTTTATCGAGCCGGTTAACATATTTTGCGGGTATCTCCTGCCCGCTGGCGTCTATCCATTTTTTCGTTTTCATATTGATGCTTTTTAAAGGTTAATTTGATGAAGTGATTGAGCTTCTTTTTCAAGTTCAGTGAGCTTGAGCTGGAGGTTAATCGTATCATTCCTCACAGCTTCCCAGGTTCCGCGAAGGCGGTTGGAAGGGTCGCTAAGCCAGGCCATGCGGCGGCTGATTAAATTGCGCAATGCAATAATTTCACGTTCGATAGCCTGAAATGATCGTTGGTCGTTTACGTATATCATATTTATTTAATTTAGGTTTGCCAATTTGTATTCTAACTGGGCTATTTCCATACCTGTACGATCTGCTGTTTTGTTACGCCGTACAAATTCGTAATATACCGCCCGTAACCGGCTAACCGGTATGNGGTTAAAGTCATCGTAACCGGCAGCCCGGCAGGCAACAGCCTTAATGGTTTGTACATTTTCTGGGTAGTTTATGCGCCTCAGGTAGGCCCCTATGGCGGCCATTACCCGCCTGCGCCACTGATTGGCATCGCTATTCAGCCTTCCAATCAGCTCAATCAGCTGGTGGTTGTCCAGCTCACCAATGCTATTCACCCCGTAACCCTGCTTTATTGCCTCCCGCTCCTCGGGTTTTATGCCAAGTACCCTGCACATTGCATGGTACTGGCGNAGTAAACTGGAGTGTGTTTTGTTTGCTTTCATTTTATCATGTATTAAGCGTTCCATATATTCGTTCAGCGCCATCCTCCCAAATAGTAAAAGGTTCACCGCCACCATACCGGCTTGCGGCAAATGCCCGGTATCCCTCCACGTATATTTTTATGTTGGCGTCGTAGCGTACGCTTTTTGCCGTTCTTCCGGCAGGCTCTTTACCATCGGCATGGCTGATGAAGATGAACAATTTGTTTCGGTTGGTATCGCGCAGCTGCCGGTAATCGCGGTAGTTCAGGCCGCTGTACTGGATACTGTCAATAAATACCACGTCGGGACTCTTGGGCTTCTGTAACCTGAGTATCAGATCGGTTATGGGTTCCTTGTCAAGCAGGATGAAACGCCTTACGCCTACCAGGCCACAGTCCATTATTGCCCTTTTAAGGCTCTGGCTGATGCCTTCCTCCAGGCTATTATAGGCCACCCGCCCAAACTGTGTAAGGTATTTACCCAGCATAAGTGCGTAGCGGGTTTTGCCGTTACCGCTCGGCCCCCAGATAATCCAGCTACCAGATCGCTCGGGCTGGCCCACATGGGACATCCATTCCCCTTCNAATGGCATGGTCACCATGCGCTTGGCCACCATCTCCGACGGGCTGAGGGCACGCTTTAATGTTCGCTTGCGTTCCATCAGGCTGCCTGTTTAAATTTTTGAATTTCGATGTACAGGCGGGTAAGGCTGCCCTGTGTTTTATGGTATAATTCCTGTACGTTGGTTAACCCGTTAGCCTTAGCCACTATGGCTATTTGCCTGCGTTTGAACTCCTCCATGGCCTCTTTCCCCTCGGGCGTGATACGCTGGTAGCGTTCGCCAAACCTCCGGAATAGCTCGGCGTAACCAACCTTCTTATTGTGCAGCTGCCGGTCGAACTTAGCCTTTAGGCCATCGGCACCCATGAGGTACCAGCCGCAGAGGTATTCTGTGGCATTCCAGAGGGCTTTTAGCTCGAGCGTGGCAGGATAATCAAGGTCTCCTGCTTCGTCGAGAATGATCAGCGGCCGTTCAATACTTCTGAGGTAGTATACCAGGTCGGAGTATACATCGGCATAGCGGCCGGTGTAATCAATGCCAAACTCCCGGGCAATGGCCCTGATGAGCTTCTGCTTGCTCTTGGCCTGACTGCAATCAACATAGATGGCATTTTTGTGCTGCCTTATGTAGTGGCGGGCAGTAAAGGTCTTGCCAATGCCGGCGTAGTCGCACAGCATGGCGCTCAGACTTCCGTTCTGGCACATTTCCAGCTGGGCGGTTATGTACTCGTAGGTTGGCGTACTGGCTGCCACAATGGGCTGCTGGGCCCCAATGGCAACGTTTAATCTGCGGGCAATGCTCAGCCAGTTGGCATCGCTGAGCACACCGTCGGTTTCGCCCTTCATGATTCTACTTAGCTGTGCCGGGTTAATGCCCATGGCTACCGCCATCTTTTTGGCCGATGGAAACTTGGCCAACTCGGCCTTAAGTCCGTTGGCAATCTGCTGTTTAATGGTTATGTTTAACATAGCGTAATGATTTTGGTTAATACTAAAGGCTGCTTATTGCTCTTGCGGCAATATCGTCGTCCATCCCGGTTAGCGAGTCCCAGTCAATGGGCTGCGGGTTGGTGTCAATTATCACTGGTTCCACCTCGTCCATAGAGGCTGCCCTATCCGGTTTTACAAGCTCTACCTTGCGGTACTTTTGCTCCTTGAGCTTCTTCTCCATGGAGTGGTATATGGCCTGGCGCTTGCTCTGCTCCATTCGTATCTGCTCATCGCGCTCGGTTCGCTCTATTTTGGCTTCCTGGTAACGCTCAATCCGGGTAGCCCTGCCCAGGTATGTATCGCCCTGGTACAGGTACACCTCCGGTATCTCCCCGTTTTCACCGGGCAGGTAGTAGGCCTCAATGCTGTAGTTGTTGGGTTGTAGCTTTGACAGGATATCGTAGCTTTCAATGGCGTAGTTTTCGTATTGAACCCTCAGGTAGTCGTTATTGCGCAGGCTGGTGGTGGTTTTGCTTCCAATTTCGCGTAGTATAACAGCCGGGTTAGGATCTATTAGCTGCGGATGTACACGCTCCATGAGCACCTGCCAGCGCGTTTTTCCCTTGTAGAAGGGGTGTGGTTCGTGGTTGTACCGCTTTATACTTTCGTATTCCTCGGCAACTATCTGTTCCAGCGGCAGCCGTGGCTGCTTGTACTCCTCGTCCTTGTTTGGCGATTTGATCTTGTAGGCCTTGCCCTTAGCGTTCCATCGCCCAATACCTATCTGGTAATTCTTCTCATCGCCGTATTTCTTGCCATGTATCATGTGCTCGGATCGCTTGCTTCGGCTTATACCCGGCGTGGTAAAGGTTACAAACGGGAATAATCGGTTAAGGCTATCCTCAATATCGCGCATCAGGTGGTTCTCGCATTCCAGCTCGGCGGGCCATTTCAGGTTATGGCGCACAATAAACCGGTACATATCGGCCATACAGTCGCGTACCATGGCGTGGTTTGGCTTTTCGGTGCTTATGCTTACACCCAGCACGCAACCACTTGCCACATCGAAGGCGTAGTATAGGTTAACCCATTTGCCATCGGTGGTCTTGCGAGGCAGGGTGCGGTCGTCCATCGATATTTTTGAGAGGGAGTACTGTGGCGATTTACGGTGGTTGTGCGGGGTTTTCTGGGTGATATGGTCAATCCGGTTGTTGCGCAGGCGGTCAACCAGGGCCTGGTTGTCGGGCTTATTCAGTACATTCCAGATGGTTGATGCGCTTAGCACAATGTATTCGCCATTTCGGTCGCGAAACTCGTTGCGATTGAAAACCTCGCCGGTTTCGGCATCAACCACCTGCAGGGCTCCGCTCAGGAACTGCAGGTAGTAGTCGTGCACCCACTCGCCAAACGGCAGGTTATCCATGCAGTATATGCTGATGAGCAGGCGCTCTACCAGCTCGTTCACCTTCCGGCTGTTGCGGTTGCACCAGTTGCCGTGTATCAGGCTTTCGTATCCGTTTTCAATGTATTTCTTAATCCTATCCTTGAGCCTGCGGGGGTTGGTGGGCAGGTCGTGTGGGTACTTGCCCGTATCGATACCGGCAAGCAGGTTGGCGGCCAGCGTGTATACCTCGCCCTTGCGCATGCCTATGGCTTTTCGCCGGGTACGGGTTTCGGCAATGTATGCCCTGAGGGCATTCAGCAGGCAGGCCTCGGTAAGGTATTTCTTTTGTGTTTTAAATTCGAGCTTGCGGCCGTCGGATAACAGGTAATTGGCAAAGTATGCAGCCGCCTCATGGTCAGGTTTAATGTAATCTTCAAGCAGTGCCCGGTGGGCCAACCTGCGGGGATCGCCAAGTGCTGCCACTATGGCCTCCTTGCGGTCGGTGCGCAGCGTGTCCCACTCAATTAATGCAGGATGCCCTCCACCTCCATTCCTCACAACATTAAGATAGTTGCGTTTTTTGTCTGACTCATATAATGCATACGATAGCCCGGCTTCCTGCCATTCGCTCACCGTTATGCATAGTATGTCTTTGTAGTACTGGGGCATGGCTTGTTAAGTTAAAAGTGCCGGTCTGTTCCCGGCTGTCAGCGCAGTTGGCCGTATTCCCTCTGCGCTTGGGCTATACACCTAAACCCGGCATCCGTCAGGTAGCCGGCCTCTGCTATCCTGTCGTGGTGGCCTCCGGGTCGCATCCAAAGGTTTGCTCCCGCAGCCCCATCCGATGGGGCAGCATCGCGCCAATTTGCGGGTCTTTTACCAACAAGCTCCATGATTACTTGTAATGGAATAGATACATTTCATAACGTCCAACCTGATTTTACTTGGGCAATCCCAGCATTTATAAATTCGTCTTTGTTTGCTCGTTTTATGAATTCCCAAACATTAAACGGGTATTCTTCCCCCGAAGCCATACACCCTTTTGGTATTTGATTTGGGCGTAAAATCTTCGTGTAAACAATCATATCACTCCATCGGCAATCCCACCATTCCGGATCAATGCTTTTATTTATGGATGTAAAATATGCTATTACATCCGTTAAGGATGGGCACAATTGATCGCAACTATTATCCTCGTCAAATAAGCTGAGTTGAATATATTTTTGTTCCATATCATTCTTATTGTTTGTGAAGTTTGTACCCGCAGCCCCATCCGATGGGGCAGCATCGCGCCAACTTGCGGGTCTTTTACCAACAAGCTCCATGATTACTTGTACTGACTTGGCAATTGCAGCTTTTCAAACTCTCCCTTCAGAAGTTCTATGGCTTTATTAATGCCGTTTTCATGGTGATAGAAGCGTTCAAGCCCCTTCTTCTTCAAGCAGTACAGATATATTTCGTTAAGTATTATGGCGTTTTTCGTGCGCCCGTTCAGTACGTGCCATATGGCATCCTGGTCAATGCGAGATTTTCGGGCCAGTATGCCCACATCGTTCCACAGCATCTCGCGGTTCAGTTCTTTTAGCAGCTGCCGGTAGGCATTCTCATTATCGCGCTCTACCTGGCGGGCATTTTTTACTTCGTAGCTGCCGGTGCGCCTCAGTGCGGGCAGCACCTCGTTGGTTACCCATTTTCGGAAGGCGCGTGCCTGTGGTTTGTTGCTGCGAAGTATAAGAGCATATAACCCACTTTCTTTAACCACAAGCATTTCCTGAGGGCCGCCAGGGGTATCAAAGATTTTCATACCCCTTTCGTCTTCATCTAATTTTTGCAATGCCATTGACAC